TTTAATACATTAAGACACAATTGCCATAAAATGGCCACTGTCATCGTTACGATTTTGAATTAAAGCTTGTCGGGAAGAAAACTATCTTACCTGTTTCGACAAATGTATTAAAGTGCCTCGAAACGACATTGCAAAGATAAACAAATTTATTTCATACAACGTCATTCCGAGGCAAAATTCTATTCATCAAACTGTTTCATGTATTCCGACTTCACTTCATCGGCAATATCAATGTAGGGCTTCATGGCCTTGTAATCGCTATGCCCAGTCCATTTCATCACCACACTAGGTGGTATGCCCTTGGCCAAAGCCGTACAGATAAAGGTACGTCGTCCACAATGAGTTCCAATAAGCTCATACTTGGGCTGCACCTTATCTATACGCTTATTTCCCTCATAGTGGGTGGTCTTGATGGGTTCGTCTATGCCAGCCAACCTACAAAGCAAATGAAGATGCTTGTTCATCTTTTGATTGCTGATCACTGGCAGCACCTTCTTATCAGGTAAGTGTACGTCAGCATACTTGTCAAGAATAGCCTGTGCCTTTGAGTTGATCTCGATAAGAATACGGTCAGAGGTCTTTCCGTCACGATCTCTATCTTTCCATTGTGTATGTCGTCCCATGTGAGGTTGCAAGCATCAGAATAGCGCAGACCTGTGTAGCAGGTAAAAAGAAAGATGTCTCGAATAGGTCCCAGAGCCACTTGTTTGGCAGGAATCTTCATCGTCTCAATGGTCGTCAGTTCCTCAGCAGTCAGGAATACCACACGCTTAGACGCATTTTTCAGCTTAGGCTTGTAGTATTCAAAGGTACGATTAGCGTGATAACCCTTCTCGTAACACCACCGCAGGAACCACCGCAAGAATCCCAGCTGTTTGTTGATGGTACTGTTTTTCATACCATTCTTACCAAGATAATCGATGAAGTTGGAAATACCTTCTTCATCAAACTTATCAAAGGTCAGCTTTTTGTCGAACCCTGTAAGATGATTACGAAGTGCCGAGAATTTCTCGTGTGTTGCAGGAGTCCAGTCATTCAGTTTACCATTGACCTTGACAAACTCATCAAAACACTTCCACAAGCTCTTACTTTTAGGTTTCTCTGGTTTTATATCCACTTGCTGAACAGATACATTACTATCTTTTTCGGGAAGCGTAGCCACGACTTGGGGCTTCGGAGTGCTATGATATTTATAAGCATAGCGTAGTTCTGCAGTGGTAGGCATCACATTTCGTAACTCAAAGTCTCGAAAGATAGACACCATATCTACCTGCATTTGCGAGAGCTTATCATTAAGGTCATTTGCAAGGGCAGCACTTGAATTAAAGAGGATTACGCGCTGTTGCCCCTCATCCCAATTATCCTTATCGAGGATGATACCGGTTTGAAAATCCAGTCGTTTACCATCGTATGATACACGCATACGAAGTCGGCTTTCAGCATTACGCTGATTTTGGAGCGAGAATTTAATTGTTCGTTTGATGATCATATCCGATTCCTTTTATTTCAAAGTTAGTGTAATAACCATTCTTTGACCCACTTTTGACCCATTTTTTGAGTCTTATTTCTCACTTTGTAAAATAAAATTTCAGCGGAATTCCGAAGGTTCAAAAGTCGGGTATTTTTGAACCCCGATGTTTTGACCCACTTTTTGACCCAACATTGACCCAGTTCTTGACCCACTTTTTTGAGTGGGTTATTCGTACTGTCATTATCAATCAAATAAAATCATTTCAAAATATATCAACAAGAAGTTGAATATCAAGTATTTTTGATAACGATTGATATTGATGTTTAATGATATTATGCAGAAGTATTTATCCCTCCCTCTCCGCAAACGGTACTGACTATCAATTAGTTACGTCTAATAGGGACTAAATTAGGGACTATGACCACCTAATAGACGCCCTCTAATGGCACATTTGAACAAGCCACTTTTTCTTGCCGTCTTTAGTCATAATCGTCCTCTTTTATTGTCCGGCGCTTTAGAATGAAGTAAGTGCGCCCGTTATTAGTCTCGCACTTGAATCCATAGCCATAATGGAGCGCAATGAAGACGACCTCCTTCGGGTCGTAGTACGAAACATTAAAGCCTACTGTGCTAAGATCACGGAATCGTACCAACTTGTCAAGTATCCTTCTGCGCTCTTTGACTACTTTTAGAGGTCTGCTTATTTTTTGTCTCAGACAAAAGATTATGACCAATAGACGGAAATACAATTTTCTCATATCTTGCGTTTTTTATTTGATTTTTTCTTCATTTGTCTTGGCAGACGGCAGCCAGTGAAGAATGACATTATATGCTTCCGCGCAGATCGCCGGTAGGACCAAAACGAAGGTTGCCACTACGATGATAGCCATAACGGGTGCCGCCACCACAGTCAGCAGCAACGCGGAAAGAACCCTAATAGAATTTTCCATAATACTTTTTTTACTTAATAAATCGCGTCGGGAGGGGAAGTCCAACCCTCTAATCTAAGGACGCCACTTGGCTGCGGCTTTCCGTCTATACGTTTAACGGCGTATTCCCGACATTGTGGGCAGGCCGGGCTCCCGCCCGTTTTGTTGCATTTATTAATCATTTTATTAATCATCCACAAAAAGTATCATCTTCATCGTCCGCCTCACGGCGTCCACCTGCCCGTGTGATATAAGTTCGTTTTGCTTTTTTCGCTCAAGTCTTGAGTTCTTCTCTCATCATCCGTATCTCCTTGAGGAGAGCCTCCTGACAGTCGTCCTTTCCTTCCAGTATGGACGCTATTCTCGTGTCTATCGTACCTATGCACGACAATCTGTAGATGAGCACCGGCTTGGTCTGCCCTTGGCGTAGCAGTCTGGCGTTGGCCTGAAGGTAGAGCTCCAGCGACCACGTCAGCGAGTACCATACTATGATGTGACCGCCACTCTGCATATTAAGTCCGTAGGCCACTGACGCCGGATGACACACCATCACGCGAATCATACCCTTATTCCACCTCTTGAGCGTCTCCGGTTCTCCTCTGAACTCCTCCGGGCCATAGCCTTTCAGCGTCGCCATTATACGCTCAAGCTCGTGGCGGTAGGCGTAATATACCAGCACCGGCTGCCCGTTGGCGCCCTCTACCAAATCGGCCAACGCGTCTAACTTCGCACGCGAGACCTCGTGCCACCCTCCCTCCGTGTCGTACACAGCGCCTCCGGAAAACTGACACAGCTTGTTGGCGAGGGCCGCCGCGGTAAGCGCCTCTATCTCGCCGCCGTCGGCACAGGTCATGAGCTGTTCGCGCTCGAAGTCCTTGTAGGCCCTCATCTCGCTCTCATCCAGACCTATTGTGACCGGAGACACGATGCTCGGAGGAAGCTCCAGATAGTCATTCGCCTTCATGCTAAGGCAGATGTCCGAGAGCAACCGCGGGATCATCTCCTCGCTACCCTTTTTCAGCCGCCAGTCATAGACCACCGCCCCGTTGCGCCTCCCCGGACTGAAAAATCGGTCGCGGTAGGAGGTGAGCGTTCTCCCGAGTCTCTTACCGAGGTCCAGCAGGTAGGCTTGGCTCCACAGGTCCATCAGACCATTGGGCGACGGCGTGCCTGTCAACAGAACCATACGTCTTATATAGGGTCGGACGGATCGCAACGCCTTGAAACGCTTGGATTGCGGGTTCTTAAAGCTAGACGACTCGTCGACCACTACCGTGTCATACGGCCACATCCGGTCCTTCAACGCGCTGACAAGCCACACCACGTTGTCGCGGTTGATGACGTGCACCGGCGCATCAGAGGCCATAGCCTTCTCCCTCTCTCTCACGCCTCCGATAATCAGAGAAAATCGCATATCGGATGTGTGATCCCATTTTAAGGCCTCCGAGGCCCAGGAGTTACGAGCGACAGACAAAGGCGCTATCACAAGGATCTTGTCGCTCTCCAGGTAGTCGTTCATCAATTCCTTCAGTGCTGTGAGCGTGATCACCGTCTTGCCCAACCCCATGTCGAGGAAGAGGGCGCAGTAAGGATGCCCGATGATGTGCCCAACAGCCCTGCTCTGGTATGCGTGCGGGTTATATCTCATCGTCGATCACTTTTAGAAATGCCGTCAGCGCCTCCGTACTGTCTATAACCCGGCACTCGTAGCCCATCGACTCCAACCGATTCATCGCATGCGTCTGGAGGAGGGTCGGCCGTTCCCCCGTGCTCTTCATCTCCACGAACACCGTCTTTCCTCCTTTCAGCAGGACTATGCGGTCCGGTATGCCCCTGTGGTACTGACTCGTGTATTTCAAGGCCATTCCGCCCCTTAGTGCCACTTCGCGCGCCAGACGCGCTTCCAAGGTCTTCTCCGATTCTTTCTTCATCGCTGTTGCTATCTTCTTGCTCCCAAACTTCATCATCATCAATAGGCTTAAGCCCGATCTCATCACTATTGTCCTCCTCCTTCTTGACAGGCTTGATTGGCTCCGGCAAACGGATCACGCGATATATGCGCTGCGTGCCATACAACTTGAGTCTGGCAGCCCCAGCCGGCTCCAGACAGGAAATGCCGCTCATCAATTGATTGATCTCCTTGGTGCGATAACGGGTCTTGTCGTCGAGTTGCTGCCCGAAGCATTCGGAAAGGACCTCCACAGCGCTTATGGTCTCCCTCTCCTTGTACGCCTCGCCATCTGCCACAGGCTTACTAAGACGGAAGAAGTCTCTTCGCTGCTGCATCGAGTAGGTGTCCCAATCGAAAGGAAGACGTCGCAAAACATAATCCTCGATAACGCCCATCCTGTCATCAGCGGACAACTCGTTGCAGGCATTCTGCGCCAATCGCGCCTGCCTCTCCAGTACCGGAGGTAAGTAAAGCGTCTCCCCGGAGCGGTAGACGCTCATGGCTTCGGCCCAGATCTGATCTCTCTCGCCGACAAGATCGGTCCACACGTCTTTCGCGTGTAGATCCGCATCACAGTGCACAGGCCAGAAACGCCTGTTGCCCGTGTCACCTTTGAGAAAGGCAGCCTCATTGGTCGTGGCGAAGAAGACGCACTGACGCGGGTAGGTCTCCGTCTTGCGCCCATAGGCGGGACGGTAAGAGTCCGATTGCTTCGAGATGAACGCCTTGTAGGCCTCCGACGTGGAGCGCTTGTAGTTGGTCAGCTCGCCGAACTCTATGAGCCACTTGCCCCTGACCTGCTCCATACCGTCCTTGCCCTCTATGCTCGTGAGACTGTCGTCGAACCACTCGCCTGCGAGAATGCGGATGAGCGTTGATTTGCCGATGCCCTCCGGGCCTATGAGCGTGAGGACGTAATCGTACTTGACACCAGGGCGCATCACCCTGGCTACGGCAGCCGCCAAATGCTTGCGTGTCATCAGACGCGTCAGTTCGGTGTCGCGCGCGCCGAGGTAGTCTACGAGCAGAGTATCAAGACGCGGCACCCCATCCCATTGCAGAGATTCGAGGTAGTCGCGCACGGGGTGGAAGCGCAACTGAGATGCGGCGAGGTCGTTGGCGTCCAGCAGTGCCGTCTTGTTGGCCAGCCTGTACGTCTTGGACACGTACTCAATCAGGCCGTTGTCGTCGCTGTTGACCCAGTAATCCTCCTCAGGGCCTCTTTTGCGCCACGGCAGGTCGAGCGCCAGCACATCGCGCCCACGAAATTCGTCCCTCATGACACACTCCTTCAGTCGCGGGTCATTACGGACGATGAGACCAAAGTTGTAAGGATCCGCCAGATAGGTACGTCGCCTCTCATCCATGTGCATCATACGAATCCAGTCATCGGGATCGGCACCGTTCGCTCCATTATTTGCCGTCTGCTTAGTAGTCTCTATTTCTCCGAACTCACTTTCAAGCTCCTTTTTTCGCTCCACGGCCAACAGGCCGACAACCTTGACGTCCTTGGCCGCAAAAGACTCCATCGACTTAAACGACGGCAACTTACCAGGCTGCTCCTCTCCGCAACCGTCATCCTCAAAGGCGAATAGATGTATGCGCACCAGATCGAAGGCGTTGCACAGCCTTTCGCAGCAGGGATCTGTGCCGTGATGCGAGTAAGCCCACTTGTCCTGATAGACCACCAGGCCTCCGGCGGTGGACCCCTCAATGTATGTATAGCGGTCAGGCTGATCGGTAGGCGAGTAGACGTCCGAGAGGAATGTCGCTATCGCCTCCGTTATAGGATAGGCGCGGCAGAAAGCGCCGATAAGACCGGGCTTGAGCGTCGGATCCTCCTGTCTCGAGCCGTGACCCTGCACTAATTTGGAAGTCCTGCGATCAATCGGCCACTCAATCGGGTTGCGCCAATCCGTATAAGTGGCGAGCTGAATGTCCGCGTCAATAGGAGATCCTTCGCCTTGCCGGAAGACGTAGTCCGCATCAGACGGCACACTTGGCCAGTACATCAGTCTCGACGGCTCATAGGTAGACGAATCAAAGAGATTTATCCCGACCGTCTCTGCTATCCTCCTCGCTATCGGCACATACTCATCTGCCGTAACTTCTCTGGAGAGCGGCAGAACGAGTCTGTAACGCGGGGCCTTCTCCGTACTGCTGTGTGTGGAGTAGAGGCACCAAGTGCTGCCCTCGAGAGACTTACGCACCTCCTCAGGTGTCGTAGTCGAGCCGTAGTCGATGTCGAGAGTAACCAGCGATCGACTCACAAGGTCTATCGCCCTACGCTGAGTACCGACAAAGGCCCCACCTACGAAGCCTCCCACATCTTTTGCCGCGCCCTTCGCGGCCTTGGTCATAGAGACATATTCAGAGCACGTCTCTCTGGTCCTCTTGACCCGCGACAACCTTTCGCGCAGGTCACCCCAGCTGACATTCTTACAAGACCAAGTAGCAGCAGTCCTACTTCTTCCTACCGTTATTCTATAGGTGTCCATTAGTTAGTCCTTTTTGTAGTATTTCGTTGTGTAACCGGCTCCCTTGAGAGGCAGCCCCGGGGCCCACCTGACGGGTTCGGCGAAGATCGCCTGTATTGATTGGAGGTCCGCATCACGGTCAACCTCACAGATGATCTCGTCGTGAACGTGAAAGACAATTGGGAAGCCGGCGTGCTCGGTCTTCGTTATGACCTCGGCCAGACAGTCACGGGCGATGGCCTGCACCACGTTCTCCGTGAGTTTGCCGCCGTAGGTCTCTATCCAGCCCCATTGTTTGGTCTTCTGGCCCACCCCTTTGAACTTGAGCGACTTACGACCGAAGCGATTGGTCGTGAGAGCTATGTCCGGGTAGACGATCATACGGCCGGATGGGAGCGTCACAGTCATCGCGCCGTTCAGACACATTGCGAACGTGAGGTGTCTTGCCTCTACGGCCCCGCGTGTTGAGAAGGATTCATAGGCCGCCGTCTCCAGATCCGACCAAAGAGACACTATCGCCGGGTTAGCCGCCCTCCACTTGTCTACTATCTCCTTCATCTCATCGGCAGAGAGACCCATACGAGCCCCGCCCATAGCCTCAAGAGCCTTGACGCCCCCTCCATATCCCAGCGCCAGAACGGCTATCTTACCCTTCTGACGCAGATTAGCGTTAGCCCCGTGCTTCTCAACGGGCACCTTGAACATCATCGCCGCGGTCTCACAATAGATGTCTCGCCCGCTTCGGAAGACGTCAAGAACCCAATCCTCACCCGCCAGCCACGCTATTACTCGCGCCTCAATGGCAGAGAAGTCACAGACCGCAAAGGTCTTACCATGGGAGGCCACAAAGGCCGTGCGGATGAGCTGTGAGAGCACATCCGGGACGTTGCCGTAGCCTAGAGCAAGAGTGTCAACATCCATATCATACACGCAGCCTCTGGCGAAGTCAAGATCCTCTATGTGATTCTGCGGCAGATTCTGCATCTGAACGAGGCGCCCTGCCCAACGTCCCGTCCTTGCGGCGTGGAACTGAGTCAGCCCTCTGACACGGCCGTCCGCACTGACAGTGTCCTTGATTGTGTCATACTTCTTACACGATGTCTTGCCCATCTCTGAACGGATCTCAAGCATCCTTCGGACCGGGCCCTCGGTACCGCTACGCAGATCGGCAAGCATCTTACGGTCAAGACTGTCCACGTCGACGCCCCGACTTGAGAGCCACCCCTTGAGTTGTGTGACGCTGTTAGGGTTATCCATACCGGTAAGCCGTATCGCCTCGATGTTAAGATGAGCTTTGTATGTCGCATCTATGGCGGAGGCCTTCTCGACAAAGTCCAGATCCACAAGAACCCCTCTGTCGTTGATCTCCTGGTCAAGCGCGTATAGCTCCCGCTCGAAGGACGACACCTTAAGCCACTCTGTGGCCTTGACTATTTCTCTTTCCACGTCCACGTCCCTGATGCAGTAATCACAGAAGATCCGCCACTTGTCCGGTGCCTCGCTAGGAAGGACACGGTGCATCTTGAAGAGAGGGCTGTCTTGCGGAGTGCAGAAAAGCCTTATGAGGTTAACGCCCTCCGTCATCTTCTGACGCTCCAGTCCGAGGGCCGCCCCCACCTGGGCGAGCGAGAGCGGAAGACCGCACCTGGCGGCCTGCACCATAGAGCACTCCCACTGACGCGGGTCCAAAGTACGCCCTAGGACGGACCCAAGACAGACCCTCTCGAAATGCGCGTTGTGTGCCATCTTAATGACGTTCGGGTCCTCAAGAGCTTCGTCGAACCACGCAGGGCGCGCCTCACCAGAGCCAGTCTCGATGATGCGCGTGGGCCCCTCATCAATGGCATAGGCTATCAGTATGATCGCAAAATCCTCAGATGCGCTATAGCGGTAGACTCCGCACTTGCTGAGATCCTCCGATGAGTATGTCTCTATGTCTATATGTAATCTCCGCATTGCTTTATTTCAACTTAATTCTTGTCTGCCTTGGTAGCCCATACTTCATCCTCACCCTCTCCGAGTCAATGAGGCGACGCCTCGTTTCGGACATCTTCCTAAGCCGCGCGGTCTCTTTTTCCCCGGTCAATGGCGGGTGCCCCTTGACGAACTCCTTTTCCGGGCAGGCGTGCACACCCTTTTTAAACCACCCGGAGTTGGGCTTGCAGCGTTGCGCAATGGAGGATCTGCGCCTGATTGCATAAGCGTTAATGTCATTAAACTCGTTACACTTACGCAGCCCAAGCTCACGCGCTTTGCGATGCATAGTACTCATCGACACGCCTAACTCCAGTGCGACGTCACTGTTGAGCATCGTAGGGAAATCCCTACGAAGCCTATTAATCATCGCATCAGTCCATACGATGCTCACGAACTTACCGTTCTTACCTGTCTTGCAATTAGCCATTACGTTGTGTTGTTGGGACCCCGCCGCGGTTCCGCCCTCGGCGGGGCTTGTTCAGAAAAAACATTAATAAGTAACGAGAAACGCATCACTGCGGCTGGGGACGGGAGACGGAGTCGAACCGCCTAAAGGGCTATACCCCTATCCGTTTCATGGGGACTTATTCCCGCCCTTAAAGCGTAGACTAAACCGGGTCACTCATCAGCTCCTCCGGGATGTCCTCCTCTTCCGGAAGTGTTATGCCGGCAAAATCCGAGTCAGCCGAGCAGCGTCCGCCGAGAAATTCGCCATCGCGTGTCTTAAGTACGTTGTTGAGACCGGCGGCTATGCCTCTGTTGCCTTTACTGTCGTATGCGAAGAAGTTGACACTCGCATAACCATAGCACCCTGAATAGATCTCCTGCTCATCATTAATAGGCACTAGCTGGCGTTTGCCCATCACAATCTGCGACTTAACCACCTCCGGCGGCCTCTTTGAATTGGCGTTGATGAAGAAGCTATCTGCATAAGCATCATCATCAGGCCTCTCCAGATCGCCGTCACGAAGAGGCGTTTTGAGAGCTAACGGCTTTTTGCCGCCGAACTTGGACGCCACGCCAATAATGGTTGCGGCATCAATGCCGTCCTTGATCTTGGACACAAGGGCCTTGTCGCTCTTTGGTATAATTAAACTGACGGAATACTTAGGCTCAGAGCCCTCAATAGCATCCGGCTTAAGTAGATGAACGTATGACAATTTCACCTCGCCGATAATGACTTTAGTTTGTTGCGTGTTTTCCATTTTATTATGAATTAGATTGTTTAACATCAGGCACATTCGCGAAATCAACCGCTGCGCTGTTAAGATCCTGCCTCGGATCATCCTCAGGAACAAGAGTAGGCGCACCCTGAGGCTTGACTATGAAAGGGCCGAGTATTTTGTCGAAGGCTTCCGCTCGGAGGATCTTCTTAAGCTCGGTCAGCCCCTTCAGCTCCTTTGGCTTGCACACATCCGCTTCTCGGAACTTCTTCTTCTTGAGTTCGGCTAAGGCGGCATCCATGTCGACGATCTTACGGCGCGTCACGCCCTCAACTAACTTATAGCCGGGGTATTTGACGCCGGAGAGCGCCTTGTCGAGGGCCCAAGCCTCTAGACTGTCTATCCAGCTTTTGATCATTTTGAGCTTGCCGAGACTCTCGGCGACCTCGGCCTCGCTCATCACGCGGGGCTCGTCCTTTTCCGAAAGTGCCTCTGCGGCCAGAGCCTTGCACACAGGAGCGACGCGACAGAACTTGCACCAATCTCCGGGGGTCTGCTCGCCCTCTCCCTTGTAGGCCTTCTCAGCTTTAGGCTTAAGGTCGTCAAGAGCCCAACGCATCAGATCGGCAGCGGTCATCTCGAATGACGAAACGTGAGATAGACGCGGCTGTATGATTGTCATAACCACATTGTCAGTGTCGTAGAGTTCCGCTGGTCCGAGCAGCGCACCAAGGGCATAGCACATCATCTGCGGGTTGTGGTCGGCATCGACCTTGACCCCCTTGCCATACTTAAGGTCGTAGACACGAAGTGTATCTCCATAGAGGATCACGGCGTCGGACGAACCAAAGCCCTCCGGTATGTACTCGGATAACTTCAGCGGAGCCTCGATGAGCAGAACAGCATTCTTATCCTTGCCCCGCGCGACTTCAAAATCCTCAAGCACAATGCGAACATAGTTGTCGTAGATTGTCTTGAGCATATCCTCGGGGTCCACTCCAAGTTCGCGGCAGGATCTCCATAACCTGAGAAGTACCCTATCCAAGTAGTCATCCGATGCGTCTATAGGGCCACCGTCGACATCTCTCGCGGTAAGCTCCTTAAGATAACTATCAGTGACCTCCTCTTTAATATGTGCCGGACCATCAGCGAGATTAGCGAGATAAGCGCACAAACAGGCCTCCGCCATCGCGTGAGCTATCGTGCCCTCCTGCGCATAAGGCGTAGTCTTATTGGGAAATTTGGACTCCATAACGGCGGAGGGCGAGCAGGACATCCACCTCATCGAGGAGGACGGCGATAAAAGGGCGTGATTAGTGGGCATTGTTGGCGAGATCTACAAGTCGAGACAATAACTCAGCGCGGCGCGCCTGCGGGCAGTCAATGCTAGTTGCTATGCCGAACTCGGCAAAAATCTGTCTAACCGCGCTCGGCGATGATGCGTGGTTAGCGGCCTTGACCGCCTCCCTCAACTCGGGATCAGAAATCTGGTCTCCGCCAGGCGCACTCTTAGGCTGTGTCTCCGTCATAACTCCCTGGGGGGCATCGGCTGCCTGCGGCTCATGTACCGTTGCGCGTCTTTTTTGCTGCTGCGCTTGCGCTGTGGCTGAGGCCGCGGCGGGCTCCGTCGTCGGCTTAGCCTGCGGGCGCACAATAGATTTGACAGATTGCGAGTTGAGGGCATCGGCAATCTTGCTGACGGTCGACAGTAGTGACTCTGAGGCCACCAACTGTACTTGAATGATAATTGGTTCCATATATAAGATTTAAAATGAGTTACTTAGTGTGAGGCACGCCGTCGATGCGTGTGACGCGGAGTGTCGACGGGCCCGCCTTTCGCGCGCTGAACACCTTGCCGGTGTCGCGCTTAAGTGAGTAGGTCGTGGCCCACACGCACGAACATTTCTGATTTCTAAGAAGCAGGCTCTCGCCGGGCTCCAGGGACGCGATCCTTGACCGCATGCTTTGCTTTTTTGCCATATCTATCGTCTTGTTTGAAAAAGGCGAATGGCCTTATCCGCATCGGTGATGATGAGACGCCCGTGCTGTGAGATGGCCTCATCGATAATGCCGGATGCCTTTAGTTTTTTCGCGCCGCTTACCGTGACCCCGAAAAGGTCAGCAAGACCCTTAAGGCCCTTGACCAGTTTGGGCCCCCTCTGAATGGTCACCTGTTTGGACACCTCGTCAGCCACCGCGTTGCGGATGATGGAGATGAACTCCACCTCGGTCATTTCGCCAATTGTTTTAAGCATAACTTCAAAATTTAGAAATTAGTTATCGGGCGAGGGATCCCACCTCCTTTAGTGTCATCTTACGCGATGCTTAACCACCCATCAGCGCAATTGTTCAGCCGGCTAACGCCGCTCCCGATAAGACACCCGCATCACTGCGGGGTAGGTAACTTTAGTATTGAATAATTAGGCGCCTCGCGGCGTACTTAAAATGCCAACTTCAATGAGACCGCAGATCTGGCGCCCCGTCAGAGACTCAAGGCAGCAATAGCGCCCTTTACGCTCGAGCCGAAGCTCGTAGTGGATCGTCTGCTCTCCCACTGTGCCACCTCCTGTCATCAGCAAATCCGAAATCGTTGCCGTGTCGGCGTCGTCGACGCGTCCGGGGCGCACGCTGAAACTATCACCAACGCTCAGCATCTCTCGTCGCCCTCCTTGTCCAGAAGCCTTATAAGCGCCCTCGATGACAGCGCGAAAACGGTCATACAGGCGCACTCGCAGAGTGCCCAAACAGCGAGAGAGCCCGAAGGCTCTGACATAATGCCAACAAGCGAGATTACGGATAACAGCGCAAGAGCGCCTTTGCGAAAATTAGTTCCCATAATATTTTGAAATTTATTTATTTATTCATTTCTTTGTGCAGGTAACTGATTGCAAATATACAGAAATAATCTGTAATTGCAAGAGTTTTTAAGAAAATATCTGTAATATGAGAAACGCCATTATTGATAAGCTATTGAAATATAGTGGCTTAAATGCGAAATCTTTTTCTGAAAGAATTGGGTTAGAAAGGCCTCAAGCTATATATGATATACAGAAAGGCAAAACAAAAAATATTTCATCTTATATGAAAAATAAGATTATTTCTGTATTTCCGGAAATTGATCCCGGCTGGCTTATGACAGGTGAGGGCGAGATGTTGAGGAGCGAGAAGAGCATCAGCCAGACCGTGAAGGGCGACGGCAACACCACGAACGCGAGCATTGAGAACAAGGAAGAGGAGAACAATGCACTACTGGAGGCTCTGAAGAGCCAGCAGGCGCTGCTGTCCAAAAGTCAGGAGCACATAGACAGGCTGATAAGCATAATAGAGAAGAGCAAATAAAAAAAGAGCCACCCATCAGCGCTTAATTAGTAATTATTAATTAAACGCTATATGATAATAAGAAGAATCTACCTGGTTGTCCCGTCAAAAATGAAAAAGGACGCCAAGGACGCGCCTCTGAGGCTGCGCATCAAGTGGAACGAGTCACACGACATCGTGTCGCTCAACGTGGGCTACCGCGTGTCGCTGGACCGCTGGGACCCCGACCAACAGCGCTGCTCCAAAGGCAGCTACCACGGCCGTATGCGCATCCCCGCCGACCGCATCAACAGAGAGATAGACAAACTGATAGCAGCCGCCGACAAGGCCTTCTCGGAGTTCGAGACCGCCGATCGCGAACCGACCGAGGAAGACCTGCGTCAGCGTCTGCGCCAGATCACAGGCTCTCCCGAGGAACGGCGCGACCCCAAGCTGCCGGAGATGATCGACGAGTTCTGCACCGAGTGCGGCAGACGCAACGCCTGGACAAAGGCCACCTACCAGAAGTTCGCCGCGCTTAAGAGGCACCTGCTGGACTGGCGCCCTTCGCTCCGCCTTCAGCAGATGGACGAGGCAGGCCTCTCATCTTGGACGTGCTTCCTACGCGACAGGGTGCTGCTGCGCAACTCCACAATAGTAAAGCAGCTAGGCTTCCTGCGTTGGTTCCTGCGCTGGGCCGAGGCAAAAGGCTACGGAGCGCCTAAGGACTACCTCCTCTTCCGGCCGAAACTCAAGACCATCAGCAACCGCGTCGTCTTCTTAAGCTGGGACGAGCTTATGCGCGTGTGGACTGCCGATCTCAAAGACAAACCCTCGCTATCACGAGTGAGAGACGTGTTCTGCTTCTGCGCCACGACCTCACTGCGCTACTCCGATGCGATGAACCTCAAGTGGAGCAACGTTAAAGAGGGCTCAATAAACATCACGACAGTCAAGACCTCGGACACCCTTAACATTGAACTCAACAAATGGTCTCAGGAGATCCTGAGCCGCTACGTCGATGAGCCTTGCCCCGACGGACGCGTATTCTGGCCGATAAGCAATCAGAGGATGAACGACTACATCAAAGAGGTGTGCCGCCTGGCTGGGATCGACGAACCTATCACACGCGCTTACTATGTGGGCAATGAACGCAAGGAGGAAACGAAAGCAAAGTGGGAACTGGTCGGTACCCACACAGCCCGCCGCACCTTCATCTGCAACGCACTAACTCTCGGCATCCCGCCGAACATCGTGATGCGCTGGACCGGACACAGCTCCTATTCGTCCATGCGCCCTTACATCGACATCGCCGACGCGGAGCGCGCGAAGGCTATGACAGCCTTCGACCACCTGCCTGATGGAAGTGAGAAGAACACGAAAAGTCTCTAAAAGACCTTAAAAGAGCCGATAATGTTGTCTCGATCTTGACTGATAGCTTCGGAAATAAAGAAGCTCAACTATAACGTTTATGAGAATTCGTCATCTCTCAGTCTGGCCACTAAGCCCTTTTGAATGGCTCAATAATGTCATCAATGATCGCAGTTGTGTCCTCCTGCCTTTCCGTGGGGATTCTGGCAATGTAAGACGCGAATTGCACCATCATTTGCTCAACATAAGGAGAAGGCAATTTGGCCACCACATCAAGCGTTTGTACAGTCTCTATCGGCTTTGAAATAAGATGCTGAAAGTCGACAAAAAGATACGGGGCCTCAAAGGCCTCTTTAGGATCGATGAAATAATATCGCGTCACTCCCTTGTTGTATATATAGCCGTCAAGGAAATTTTTAATCGGAACGAATCTTTTATTGCTGACGACCTTATCCTCAATACCCATCGTTTTGTTCTTGAACTCCTCCGAATCAATTATTGTGGCTCTAGCCGGAATAAGAGCGGCCAATACCACATAACTCAGCTTCCCGTTACGAATGTCGCACTCATTGGAAAGCACGATCCCCAACGGGTTAACGTCAAGCCCCCAATCCACACCATCCACGATGGAGCCCTGAGAGATCGAACTTGTACCGGCAATCAGATAGGCCATATCCTAATAATCCACTTTTATGAAATCCCCCAGCGACCTACCTTTATAGGACCTCCCGAACCAATCGGATTCGGCTATATCAGAATAGAGCTTTCGGAAGTCCCTTTTAGGACGAAGATCCGCCTCGCTACCGATTGAATATGTCGAGATCCTCAATTGAGAGTCATCCCGCCTATACGGAGCCTCCAAGCCAAATGTAGCGCATTCGCCGTTACGGACAAACCGCGACGCATCGCCCGACGTCGGGAATGACGACAGGGCTATGCCCATATTCAAGTAAAGCAACTCGTCAAATACTGTCATTGATATGTTGGTTTTAATTTCAAAATAAGTTCATCTGAAAGCAAGCTGAAAAACAGGGATTTCTCGACGTCGTGCGCTTTGCCCATATAACGCGTGAAATTAGAAAAAAACTCATCGCAATGGGTTGTGCTTGTGTCTATGTCTATTATAGAGCCGACCCGAACGGAAAGAGGCCTGTTCAAAGTCGCATTGTTGATGACATTGACAGTGGATTTATAGTCGCCGTCCTCAAATACGGTCCTGAGAGACGTGTCCAATAATGGCAACTCCTTCCCGGCCAACGAAATTTTAAGGTCGGTTCCTTTTCTAAAGATGTCCCAGTCAAAGAAATTGATTACTCGAAAGCCGATTCTTTGCACTGAGCGTATAACCTTTGTCCCCTCCAGGACACCCAGATATTTAGTCACGTAACTTAAGAAGGCCTCCCAGCCCTTATAATCCCGCGTGAATCCGAAAACTATAACTCGAGGCCCGATTTGTAGCGACACATTCGGATCGCCTATTGACACAAGTCGATAACTGGGCTGAAATTGTAAATTAGGATCAATAGACCTGATGTTCTCCGGAATCTGCAGAACCTGAAGAGGCTGAGGCGGCTGAAAATCCTTCTCGATCGCGCTGTAAACCAAAGGAAACACAACCTCACGGTCTATATCAGAATCAAAGCGAATCTCAAACACTGATTCTATGATAGGACAGCTATCAAGTTTTATAGGAATTTTTTTCATATCAAGGGCCTTTTATAGAATCAACTACAAGAATCAAACCAAATAATTGCGCACACAAGTTACCGTACAAAGATAATTATACGCCTCATTCTTTCCAATTATTTCGTGTCATTTTTCAGAACGGCCTTTCAATTCCGCCCTTTTCGGCGCCATTCCTTCGGGCCTTCCGGCCCCTCAGTCGAATTGGTCTCGGAAGGTCGAAAAAGTGTTAACAATGCCTCCTTTTGACATAAGGCGAAAGTGCCACTCAGAGCCTGAGTGCGTTAACAATAGATAAAAGTTATTGTTAACAATAACAACGCGAGCCCTTGTTTGTGTTAACAATAAATTACATTGTTAACGCTATTGTTAACGGGTATTGTTAACAGCTAACCAATTGATAATTACTGCGATATGGCCAAATGTTAACAATGTTAACAATAATAATCCTAAAAAACATAATTTGTCAATATAGGTATGTTCCACACGTGGAACTATATAAACTGCACCTGTGGTGACTTTATGGATTTTTTGCTTTTATTGTTAACAGCCTTCCGACAATAAAATCCGATCTATTTGGCCGATTTTTCGACCTTTTGACATAAAGCACTGTTTCAGGCGGAAAGCAGGATAGGATTGTGCTTTTTACGAAAATTCTAGGTTTTGCCGATTTTAGTTCATACATTTGCGACAGCATTATGAGGGTTAGACAGGATTGCACCTCCTTTCCTTTAAGGTAATCCTTCATCTAAGGACTCAAAGCCCGGTATCTCCCAATATCGGGCTTTCTTGTCTTCCGCAGGGAAGGCACAACAAGGCTTCGCCATCAGCCGTAGGCAAGAAGGAGGTGTAAGGAAATGGACAACTCTCATAATGCTAAAGAAGTAAGGCCCGACGGCCATTATGTGTTCGTCAAGTATATCACGAGGAACGGTCGCAGGATTTATCCTAAACACGGCAAGGCCTTCAGATTCTGGGTGAAGGCATAGGCCTTCGAAGCCTTTACGCCTTATGGGCGGCGCTAGGGAGGCGCCGCCCTTTTCGTCGCAGACTTGCAGACCCCAAAAGCGCGTCGGAAGGGCCCATAAGGCCATAACGGCTAGGTCCGTCCGCCGACCCCAAAGGACGGATTTTCCCGAAATCACATAACTGACTGGCTATCAGAGTATTATACGTAAATACTTGATTAGTAGACGTTTACAACTTAACATAATATTTTGGGCCTCAAACTCTTAGCTTGTGCCAAAATATGGCACAAGCTCTGCGAGGATCTGAGATTTAGTCCCTGTTTAGTCCCTGTTTGAGCCTAAGTATCTGATAGTCAATGATATTTTGAATCCTAATAGGATTTGAACCCTATTTCAACGCCGCTTTAAGGCCTTTTTTGATTACCATACTACCAGACTAACCGAGTAACAGGATGACTCCTTCCTCCGTCGTCACCTGGCCCGTAAGCGGATCCGCCAGAAAAGCCCTGTTTTCTCGTGTTTCTCGGCTTCTCGTCCGTCCTATGTTTCCCCGGTCCGCCTCGCCCAGAAAAGCGACTGTCGCCGCGCGTGTGACATATGGGGGGGGGATAAGGCAAGGACCCCCGGCCGGGTCCATCTCGGATGGTTGTACTTAATAACTTATTCTCATTCTCTACATAGCCTTCACTCTCGAAGACCACATACGCATTGGGCACCCAGCGCTGTACGTCTTTGCCGCATCAGACCTTATAAGCATCAGACCCTGTAAGCATCGGGCATTCACACGTCCTAGCTTGAGATCTTGTGGTATTTTGCTAGTCGTTTAAGGCCGCTTACTACTTCTCTAATGGAACATTAGTGCTGCATAAATAAGTGTTTCTCAGGCGCAAAGATAGTACGTATTAAAGTTGTTGTTTAGGTATATTTGCGGAGAACAATATAAAATCGTCGAATATGATACTTACTGCATTGACGGCTGCCGCTGCGTTGGCCTCCGCCATTTACGGGACAGTGAAGAGCGAACAGCAGAACCGGAAGGCAAACAGGCTGCTTAACACTCAAGTCCGTGACAACAAAAGGTGGTATTCGGGCAAGTTGGCCGAGAACTACATAGATAGGAGCGATGTACAGAGCGCTCTAGGCAAGCAGCGCGAGTTGCTCTCGGAGCAGTACAAGAACGCCAGGGCTACTAACACTGTGGCGGGAGGCACGGAGCAGTCGCTTGTGGCCCAGAAGGAGGCGGCGAACAGGAGCGTCGGAGACACGATAGCCAACGTCGCCGCCAACGCTTCGTCTTACAAGGACGACGCGGAGAGGCTATACCTCAACAGGGACGCGCAACTCAAGGGCCAGCAGATCGCCGAAAAGAAGGCGCAAGCAGCCGAGACCGCAAAGGCGGCATCGCAGGTGTCCGGGGCCTTATCGTCCTTCGCAGGCAGTCTGGCAGGTGCGGGCACTAAGGCTGACGGTAGTACCGGAGACGCCAAGGCTCTCGGCTCCAACGCTGATAATGTCGCTTCCGCGAACGCCAATCTCAATGATACAATTAAGGATCAGTTTCTAAGTCAACCAGTAAAGAAGCCCATAATATGAGTAAGATAAATAAAGCCGAGGGTATGAGCGCCACGAAGAGAGTGAATCCTGGTGTGGGGGATCCTTCGGGCGAGCTCGGCAAGACCTATGATACGGAGGAGGGGGCGGGGTTATCACGAGAAGTGGTGCCGGCCTCTAATGCCGAGGAGGTGAGTTCCGTTACGGGCGCGTCACCTTTGCCGGAGGAGCCGCGGACCATCAACCAAGCCGACAATCAGCCAGAAGAGGTGACAGGCGGAGCAGCTGCTACAGCTTACGAAGCTTCCACGGGCAATCCGGAGCAGAGTCGTCTCTCCGACTTGTCTGACGATCTCTATAAGGCCACTGAGACCTCAGCGGATGACAGGGCGACCGAGAGATCCGCTGTGGAGAAGTCGTATAGGGCACCGATAGATTATTACACGGAGCTTGTGAGCAATATGGAGAAGCAGCGCGATGAGACTGAGGTCTACGAGAAACGCAAGGCTAAGGCCGACAGGGCGAGGCTCGTCGTAGAAGGTCTGACGAGAGGACTGTCCGGTATCGCCAATCTGGTAGGTGTGGCCCACGGCGCCAGCAATCAGAGGGCCGATGACGGTCCTAGGATAGACGCTTTGGGCTATAGGCTTCGCGTGGGCGACGAGGAGAGGATGAGGAGGATGCAGAATATCAGAGACAGGCAGGACGCCCTTCGCAGCGATCTTATGAGGTCCAAACAGGCGATGGGACTTGGTCTTGCACAGTACGATCGTCAGATCAAGAACAGTGACGCATCAGCCGCGCAGGCTAGATATAATGCAGCCATCAGCGCCTACGACGCGCGCACCGGCAGGGTAAAGGCCGAGGCGGACGCGGACACTAAGAGATTGAGCGCCGTGGCTAAGGCCAACACAGACGCCTACAAAGCGGAGACAAGCAGGCTTGTCGGCAATAGCCAGATAGCCGCAAATAACGCGAGGGCAAAACAGGCGGCGTCATCGGCGGACCTCAACAAGACAAAGTCACGATATATCAGCGGCGAAAGCGGCGGAAGCGGCGCAGAAGAGTTTTTGCCATACGATTCTCCGTCCAATCCTGGGGCAAAGAACGAGATAGGCTTCAAGAACAAATCAGAGAGAGATGCGGTGCTATCGACATTGGCCGACAAAATGCGCTCGGCGAAATACGCGAGGACAGGTAAGAGATTCAGTGAGGACGACGCGTCACTTAATGACGTTGAGTTCGTGCTTAAGTACCTAAACACTGATGATGGGCTGGAGGCAAGGCGTGAGCTTGACAGGATCCTGAAGAAGAAATCCAATGTCAGGAGTATGGCTCACGAGGAGGATTCCGGTGGCTCAATGTGGGACGATATAAATAATGAACAGGGCGGCTCCGATCCGCTGGACAGTATGTTTGGAAAATAAATATAAGAGATATGGCGGTCGACAACAGAGATTATATACTTCAGCTTTCAGACAATGGAGGACGTACGGAGACGCGTCTAATGACAGGCGAGGACGTCCTTAAGTCTTATGATAAGATTCATAACAACGCCCACGGCTACCAAGCCGCATATCAGCGCATCGAGGACGTCAGATCCGGAGATCAGCTGGTCCCGGACGCAGACTATCTTGTTACTCTTAATCACGGAGGCCGGACCTTCACCAAGACGGTGAGCGGCCAGGCTTTCGGGGAGAAGCAAGAGCGTCTCGGCAAGGAATACCCCGGAGAGTATAAGGTCCAGAGACTGCGTAATGTGAACATAGTGGGTAATTACAACGTGTCGGCTAACGACGCGCTCGGCAAGGACGTGAGCGGTAGATGGAACGATGAGGAGTATAAGTCAGGATTCGACAGTTATAAGGCGCTGCATCCAAACGCTAGCGCCACGAGGACTCTATCTATTGAGGACCGGCGCACCGATTATGAGAAGGGCCAGGAGGCAAGAATGTCATATCAGTCGAAGGCTGATAGGGTTAAGGCAAGAAGAGAGGCCGAGGCGGCGGCGAAAGGCGCCGAGGGCGCTAAGGCCGCGGCGCGGGCCAATGTCGCGCACACTCCGGAGGATTACGACGGCGTGGCCGATTTCGACGACTCACCCGAGGGAAGGAGACTCGGGGAACTGTCTCAATGGCACAAGGACGTTCAGATTGACGCCGAGCACGCCTTGACGGCGCCGGATTATGATAAGAATCTTGAGGAGTACCAGGAGCTGAAAGCTAAGAGGGAGCGGGTAATAAGCGATGAGGTGGCCTCCCCGGGTTTCGCGGAGACGCGCCGCGCTTTATCCGAGAGCTCCAAGGCTCTGGCGGAGGAGGCGAGGAAGCGGATCAAGTCGAGCCCGTACAGGCATAACACCGCCGTCGAGTCGGGGCTGAGCCACGGGGCGGACGACTTTGAGGGAGGCGTCTCGCTGACCGCGAGGAACCTTATGGACGACAAGGACAGGGAGAGCATCAATGACGTCGAGAATTACAGGACGGCGCTTCGTATGAGTAACGCCGCCGAGGATATGGTGAGCGCCCCGGTCGTGGGAACGAAAGAGGGCAAGGCCTTTATCAAGGGCTTCGGCGACACGATGTCGACGGCCGACTTCTGGACAATGGGCATCAACTCCATAGTTGACCAGACCAAGGCGCATTCCGTTCTGAAGAAGATCCAGGATAAGTTAGGCAAGGCGACCTTCACTGACGAGAACGAGCTTGACGGCATCCTTTCGGATTCGGAGAAGGCGCTTGTGAAAGCCTTCTACATAAGGCTCAATTCTCAGGGTCTTATGGAGGGCAAGATGAAGAGCGGCTATGAGGCCGGATCGGGAGCGGCGGATTCCGCTATGTATATGGCGCAGTTTATGCTGGCGGGCGCTGGCGTCAAGGCCGCGTCCACGGCGGCGACAAAGGCCTTCGCCGGCTGGCTCGGCAGGGAGGCGTCGTCGATAGGCCTCAAGAGGGCCGCCGTCAAGACCACGGCGCGACTGACGGCCGATATAATCGGCGAGGGCGGGGCGAAGGCGGCGGGTGCCGCGAGAACGGCAGCGGCGAAAGCCGTGAACGCCGCGGCGAAATACGGGATAGGATTGACTACCGATCTGGCGAAAGGCACCGCGCAAACGGTGCTGATGCCCGGAACCTACGCCAATATGGCGGATGAGCTGTTGGCCAACGTCGGTGAAGACGGCCGATTGCAGGACATCAAGGCCTCAGCCGTCGCAAATTCCTTCATCAAGAGCGCTATTGACAACTCCACCGAATCCAGAGGCGGCACGATGATAGACCCGATGCTTAAGAAGGCATTCGGGCCTCTCTTCGGCGCGGTGGGCAAGAGAGTTCCGGCGCAGGTGGCCAATATGTTCAAGGACAAAGACGTTTGGGAGTTCCTTAAGAAAGGCGGATACAACGGTATCTTCGGAGAGGTCGGCGAGGAATGGGACAGTGCTTTCTGGAACAAGGTCACGGGCCTAGACAAGAGCGCTCTGGAGAATATGGCCACTTGGCGGCAGCAGTGGATCCTCGTGTCCTCGTTCGCGCCTACTATGCTACTCGGCGGATCCGTGTCGGGGGCTAGATACCTTGTGGCGAAGAAGAATTACTCGGCGGCAAAATCCACTCTTGAGGGTATGCTCAGGAATAACGGCTATTCGGACAAACAGATAGAATACTATACCGACTATTCGAGGGCCTACCCGAAAGAGACCGGCGAGAGCCTCAGGCCTTCAGGAACGGAGGAGGCTGACAAGTACTCGATTCTGATGTCGGAGCTCGTGAAGGGCAACACTGATATGAGCCCGGAGCGGATAAGGGCCTTCGGCAAGACGATAGAGAATTATATAGGCGCTTCCGCGAGGCTCCAGACGTTTGACGGACTTTACAGGGAGAAAGAGGCGGAGCAGAGGACGGCCGAGAAGGCCGAGCTGTATGGAAGGATCGGTCAGTTCTGGATAGGAGAGCCGGCAGTAGACGGAAAGGACTCCGATGACGCCTCAATGGATTTCGCCAGGAGGGTAAGAGCGGCGAACGTAACGGATAAGGACGGGAGGACGGTCCCTGTCTTCGTGCTGTCCGAAAGCAACGACGGGCAGATACCGGTGGTGTCGGCTACCGACGGAAGCAAGTTTTTCATCACTGAGGACAGGATACAGTCTGAGGAGTACGAGGGCGCTGACGGTAAGACCGAATCGCGTAAGGCGGATCGCGTCTACAGTCTGAAAGACTATCTGTCCGCAGCCGTAATGGAGAAGGGCAGACTGAGCGAGGAGACCAGGATGGGCGAGGAGAAGATAGAAGCCGACAAAAGGGTTGCCGAGGCCATAGTGCCAGGGACAGTCATCAACAGGGGAACTCCGGAATCACCGGACAACTGGGAGGTGACAGGAGTGGACAACGGGATGGTCACTATTCTGAGTGAGGACAAAGGAAGCGACCGGATAGGCCTTGACGAGGCAGCCAAGGCATTAGGCGTCGGCGGCGCTCCGATGACCGACGCACAGGCGGAAGAGGCTGAGGCGGACGCCATCATAGCCGAGGAGAGCAAGACAACGGAGGAGATGTCTTCGGAAGCCGCTCAGGCGGAAGAGGCGGCCAAGGAGACGGGAGACAGCCAGCGCGATGAGGCCGGGGTGGTCTCTAACGACGCGATCGACGGCGTTCCGATACTGATGAACGAGGACGGCACCGTCAATCAGACGGATCTATGGAACGCAAGTCCCGAGGCGTGGGCCAAATGGAACACGGCGAGAGAGGGACACGGCAGAGAGGACACTCTCAAGTACGTGCACAACGCCGTAGTCAGCCAGCAGGCTCTTGTCGCGGAGGCGCGGAGGCTGTATGACGAGAACGGCGACCTGTCGAAGAGAGACGGTCTGCAGGCGAATATAGGAGTTCTCCGGAAACGTCTTGACGGTTTGACCGCGCTTGAGAAGGAGTATGCGGTTAAGTCCGAAGAGGCGAAAGTAAATGATAATTCTAATTTAAAGTATGTAGAAAGTGCTAATATAGTCGAATTCTCAGGTGGTGAAGCAGAGACGCGCTTGTCAAATATTATGAAGAATGGAACAGAAGCGGTTTTGCCAGATAAGAAAGAGACGGCCTATGATTTTGATAAAGAATTTGCAACTCCAGTAAAGACGGTCTTAGGGGAAATTGTGGACGTTAAAAGAGGAGTTTTCAATAAGATTATACGCAGTAGGAGAAACAACATTTCAGGAGCGTTACGGGAGGTACTGGAAGATGCGGATTTTGTTATTAACGACATTGATGGCTCCCGCCTGTATGTTAAGATGTTCAACACAGCTGATAGAAATGAGGTTTATAACGTAACAGTCGTAAATAAAAAAGGAGAACTGGAAGATTATATAAGTTCAGTTCATATTAAAACTGATAATAATCTCATCAATAAAATAAGAAACGGCGCTAAACTGCTTCTACCGTCAAAGCGGACTTCCTATGAGGCTAAAGCCCCAAGCAGTGTAACACCGTTATCTGATAGCAAAGATACTCAAGAAATCGGGAAAAGCAACAATGTTGACAAAAATTCCAATGATGCCGATGTACCGAAGGACTTCAGGGGCAATCCGTTGCCGATGCGCAAGAACAGAAAGGGAGATACGGTGGTGAACGAGGCGGCATTATGGAAAAGAGATCCGGAGGCGTGGTGCGCCTACAATGACGCCAACGAGAAAAGAATAGTTGGCACAAAGGAATTTCTTGAAAGTCAGCTGTCAGAACTTGCCAAACAGATAGTCTCTACGGAGAAGGCCCTTCGTAAGGAGGCGCTCAAAGGATTTGACTCCCGAAAATTAGAAGACTACCAGGACAATCTTGATGCGGAGAGGGCAAAAGTGGGCGTTATCAAGAATCTTCTTGACAGATATAATCAGGCTGCCGAATCAGGCAAGACGATAGCCGGGGAGCAGAGAAGACAGGTCGCGAGGCAAAATCAGGCGGCGGCCGAATCGGGTTTCCCGGGCATCCGCCAGAGGTGGGACGAGGCCGGGAAGATCGACGGCCTTTCGGATGAGCTCCTGCTCTCGTCAGGGGAATCCGTTCAGGGTCATTATGTCCTGACGGACGCAATGGCGATGACGCCTTCGCACAATCCGTTCAAAGGCTTTGCTATGAGTGACGGATTCCCGGTCGACGGGAACGGCAAGACGGTCAACGACAGGGATTACGAGAAGGACAAGGGGGCGCAGGAGGCGGTGAACGCAAAAGCGGCCGATTACGACCAGAGAGCTTTGCAGACGCCCGTGTTCGTTTCCGACGACGGAGTTGTGCTTAGCGACAACGACCGCACTATGGCCGGGCAGATGGCGGCCAAGAACGGCACTGACGGCAAATATGTGGGGTATTTGAGCAGATATTCGCAGAAATACGGTTTCAGCGCCGAACAGATCGCTTCTTTTGATCACCCGCGTGTCGTGTTCGTGCCTGACAACAAGATGGAGTACAGCACGTCCACCTTCGCTAAGTTCAACGCCGACGACAAGAAGACGCAGAATAGGACGGAGAAGGCCGTGAAGGCGGGCAAGACGATGAGCGGTGATGTCTTAGGGCAGATCGCGACGCTTATCAGCGGATATGAGGACATCAACGAGCTTTACTCCGACGCAAGCGGCGTCGATTCTCTCATAGGCATAATGGCGGACAACGGCATTGTCGCCAAGGAGCAGGTCGAGAGTATGCGGGACGGGGCGAAACTATCCGGCACCGGTATGGATCTCGTGGAATCTATGCTTCTCGGCTCGGTTCTTGAGGAGGATGCTCTTCGCGCGGCTATGTCTGATGCGATGCTGCGCAAGTCCGTGGCTTCGGCCATAGCGCAGATAATAGCCAACAATACGATAGAGGGCTACACTCTCAAAACGGAGTTGGCCGATGCCGTGTCGATAGTTTACGCCGGCAAGAAGGGAGGGGACATCAAGTTCGGCGAATCGGCTCAGTGGTATGTGCGCCAGGGCAACATCTTCGGCGATGACGTCATTGCCGAGGCGACAGTGCAGATGCTTGCGGATGCGCTGAACGCCAAGAAGACGTCGCTGTTGAAGAAGACGCTTGAATCTTATAACAGAGAGGCCTCGCTCGCGGCGCAGGGACAAATGGACGTCTTCAGCGGCGGGGCCAAGACCAAGGAAGAGATACTAAAAGAAATTCTAAACGAGTTAGGTTATGAAGTCAGAACATTCGACACCTCAGTGCGAGCCGAGGAACGGCAGGCAGGAGAACGGCAAATCCAATCAGAAGAGCAAGGAGCAGCTGCTGAAGGAGAGCAAGATGGCGCTTCTGTTCAAAGCGATGCAGGAGCAGAGGGGCAAGGACGATCAGTAGAAAAAACCTCCAAGACAGAGGCTGATAGTGAGACGACGGATCCCGTGGAGGAACCCGCCGGTGCTTTGTCGTCCCCTGACGAAGAGGTTGAAACAAATCCGTCAATCGCGCAGAAGGAAGCGGGTAATTACAAGATGGGCCATATCAGGCTCGACGGGTATGACATAACGATAGAGAATCCCAAGGGCAGCGTGCGCCGCGGCGTGAGCGCGTCCGGAAAGGAATGGCAGACGGAGATGCACAACGACTATGGGTATTTCCGAGGCACGAGGAGCGTCGACGGCGATCATATTGACGTGTTCCTTTCGGACAAGCCAAGTGAGGGCAAAGTATATGTCGTCGATCAGGTCGATCCGGAGACGGGTAAGTTCGACGAGCATAAGGTGATGTACGGTTTCGGAACGGAGGAAGAGGCGCGAGCCGCTTACCTGTCGAATTATGAGAAAGGATGGAAGGGGCTAGGGACCATTACCGAGGCGAGCAAGGAGGACTTCAAGAAATGGGTCGATTCGTCCAAGCGCAAGACAAAGCCTTTTTCCGAATACGCCACTGTCAAGGAGACCAAAACTAACGATGAAAAGCCAAAGGGCATTCTTGCCGAGGCGGCGAGGATTGTCAAGGAAACGGAACAGGAGAAGATCGTGGATGTCGGGGAGAAGATCGGGGGCGCGAGGAAGGATGTCATCCGCAAATATGCCGACAGGATAAATCCGGAGGGGACGACATTCTCGAAACTGTTCCCTAAGCCCGACATACAGAAGCTGATTGACAGCGGTCTGAGCATTGATGACGCCGCCGCGGTGAAAGCTATGTATGACATAGCGAAGGATGATTTCACGCAGACCAAGAAGCGCTACGGGAACGACAGGGCTCTAATGCACGCTCTCTTCTTCGCCATATACGCGAAGCGTACGCTTCAGGGCGAGAGGGGCCTTGATATGAACTATAAGGGAATCGCGCTAACGGATTACGGAAAGAGCAGGATAAGGCTGACGACCGAGGCCTATCAGAAGGTCTATAACGAACTGGGCGTGGGATACGCGGCGCTCGACCTCTCGGGATTCGAGTTCAAAGACGTGGCTTTCGTCACGTATGGCAGCAATCCGATAAATCTGAAGGACCTCAACGAGACCAACCAACTTCGCAATCCTAAGGAGAAGTACAAGGACGGCTCCAAGATAAAATACGTGGGCAGGGACTACGCCCGTCCCGAGAATCAGTACGAGACGGAGGAAGAGGCGCTTGAGGCGTTTGTGTCAAAGGTCAGGAAGGGAACCACGTTGGACGGTCCAAAGTACGAGTTCGAGCTGTATTATAAGAGAGACCAGACAGGCAGTGTCGATCATAAGAGGATATATGTAGGTTTCAAGCTAAGAGGCTTCGGGACGGTTGATGTCAAGGTTTTTCCTAATACGAAGGAGGCTTTCGACTGGCTCAAGGGTTATCCCGATGACGCACAGCAGATGGCCGCGGCGAAGGAGGAGGCGCTTAAGTCAGGCGCCGAAGAGAAACTGCCGTCCTATAGGATTACGGTGGAGGAACTGAAAGGGTCACCGGGGTATGTCGCGTCGGCTGTCTTCGACAAGGGGGAGAGCCGTGTTCTCCGGACATTTGCGAATGAGAATCCTCGGAAGGATCCTTACAGCAGCGTTTCTTATAGGGACGCTTTGAAGTATCAGGACAGCGCCGAGGCCAAGGCCGCGGCGGACGGGATGCTGGAAGACATAATGGCCGCGAGGAAATCGGCCAAAGGCGGCAAGGCGTCAATGAAGACGGAGATTCAGAGGAACGAGCGCGTCGGCGAGGACTACAGGAAAGGTCGTGACGTGTCCGCAAAGGACGTAATGGACACTTTCGGTTTCAGAGCCATCGAGTTCGGCAACTATGCGACCCAGAAGGACAGGAAAGAATTTCTGAACCTGCTGTATGATTCCCTTATGGATCTGTCCGAGCTGATAGGCGTGAGCCCTAAGGCGCTCTCACTCAACGGCAGGCTGGCTATGGCCTACGGAGCAAGAGGCTTGGGCGGCGCAAGCGGTCATTACGAGCCTGAGAGGAATGTCATAAACATAACGAAGACCTCAGGAAGCGGAGTTCTCGCCCACGAGTGGGCGCACGCGCTGGATCATTATTTCGCCGGCACGTCAGGCAAGAGCAGTACTGACACGGCGACCGGGGACGTGTTTGAGGAAGGGACGAGAAGGGAGGTCAAAAGGGCCTTCGGCGAGCTGATGCGCGTGATAAAAGGCACTCCTTACTATTCAAGGGCAAAATCTCTGGATGCGGAGAGGAGCAATGGCGAATACTGGTCGTCCGATACAGAACTGGCGGCAAGGGCCGTGCAGGATTACATCGTACGCAAATTGGATTCCAAAGGCGGGAAGAACACTTTTCTTTCCAATCACGTCGTGCCGGCGGACTGGAAGGGTGATGCGGATGCCTATCCGTTCCCTATAGACGATGAGGCCTTGAGCATAGGAGAGGCTCTCGACGGGCTGTTCAACACCATACAGGAGCGCACTGACGAGGAGACCGGCAATCCGGTCTTGTATCAGAAGGGCAATCCTGATATGCTGCAATACAATTCGGAATCCGAGAGGCTGGCGACCGAGGCGGTTATGAGGATGCTGAAAAACAGCGGTGTCGAAGTCGTCAATATAACACCTGAGATGTTGTATGCAGTAGTAGAATATGAAAGTGTGGTAAGACTGGCAAAGAAAAAGGCATTAGACGATACCGTAGTAGAAGACGAATCTTCGTTAAAAGCCACTGTCGTATCAAGTAATGCCGGGTCAAATATACTGAAGAATATTGACAAGTCAATAGCAGAGTATGAAAAAACCAAAAATTCGACTAGGGGTTTCATCGTTGATGCGGCAAAGTGTCTGAGGCTGAAAAATACGGGTAAAAGTCAATATGGTACATTCAAGGCCGTTAGTGGGCAAACAATTACTATTCGATTGAGCAATCATAATGCGACAGTGTCGAATTTTGACGGTAACAATGAGCCTGAAGGGATTAGCATTGTCATCTCCCGTAAGCCAAATGAAAGAATTACAAACGACGGGATGGGGCACATCGTAGAATTTTTCTATTCGGATAAGGCCATTAACGAGCTCGAAGGCAGGCCCCTCGTGGAAATATTAAAGAGTATAAAGCAATCCCTTTATAGCGGCGAGTACAAGGATACAACAGGACTGGCCCAGAGAGAAGAGGTTAATGCGGACGTGACTTTTTTGAAGGATGACAATGACATTATCTATGGCTGTGCTTCCAAAGGGGCAATCTACCTCAACAAGGATAGAATGAATCCTAACACGCCTATCCACGAGTACACGCATTTGTGGTTCGCGGCTCTAAAGGATTCCAATCCGGAGCTCTATGCCAGAGGCGTCGAGCTGATGAAGCAGATGCCGATTTGGAATGAGGTGACGGGCGATGAGAATTATTCAGACCTCAAGACCGACTATGCGATAGCTAGCGAGTGCCTGTCAAGACTTGTAGGGGATAAAGGCGCGGAGAAACTGAACGAGATCGCAAAGTCCGTTCTCGACAATAAGGATATGTTGGAATCCGCAAAGGGCCTTTCTGTCATCAACAGATTCAAGGACTGGTTGAAGGGCTTCTGGACGTGGGTAAGGGATTCGTTCTCCGCCTGGTCAAAGGAGGATGCCTCCAGAGTGTCGATTGACGATTTGCAGAATATGACGCTATCCGATCTAGTCAAAGGGATCAACCCGAATGACCACAATTCAGGGAAAACTACTGATCCTATGTTCCAGTTCTCAAGTGATGCCAAGTCATTTAAGGAGATACAAAAAAGAGCAGTTGAAGAAAATGGCATTGTTTCACCAGGATTATTGCAGAAGGCCGTAATGATAGTTAATGTACCGAAGCACGATTTCAGCGGCTCCGGAAAGCAAGCCATTGCGCAGGCGGATGAATGGGCCAGGAACAATATCGTCGGCGAGCACACTATGGGCAATGGCGATGTGTACAATATATCCAACTCTGCTATCGGAAAGTATTTGTCAGAAAGCGCTACTGGCGAAACGAAAAGTGACAACCTCGGTGTTCACCTTGCTGTTCTGAAAAAGTTGCCGGAAGTAATCAACGCAAGCAGGGATGTGGAGATACATCCAGACTATAAGAAAGTTGATGGTGTGAGAAGTCCTAAAAACGGAATAGGCAACAACGAATTACTTGTGCATAGAATGTATGGAGCTGTAAACATTGATAGCATTATTTATCGTGTTAAGACTACTATGCACGAATATTCTCCAACCACTAATTTAAAAAATGCGCCTCACAGTTATGAAGTAACAAAAATAGAGCTGCTTGAAAAACAAGCAGCTCCTGGAGCCCATAGCGGATATTCCGATAACGGAACAGTGACCTATGGGATTACAAAGTTACTTCAAGGAGTTGAGAAATCCTACGATAAAGGAAAATTTCTTTTAGACGAGAGCGAAATTGAAGTGGCAATGAATACGGATTCCGAGGATATTATGCCTAAAGAGCCGTCGGACATTCTTGCGGAAGCGTTGTCGGAGGGCACCGAGGCGCCTGTGGAGGGCAAATCCTCAGAGGCCGTCAGGCAAGCGGCCGAGGACACGGCCAATGCCCTCGGCGTCACGGTGGAATACGTCATGGCAGAGCAGATGCCTTCCGGGCACAGCAAAGCGAAGGGCTATTATAAAAGCGGCCGCATCTTCGTGTGTCTGGACAATCACGCCAGTTCTGACGACGTCGTCAGGACTGTCATCCACGAGGCGGTCGGGCATAAGGGAATCAGAGGAATCGTAGGGGAGAAGGAGGCTAATGCGTTCCTCTTTGACTTGTACAAGGAGGCCACGCCGGAGATCCGGTCGGAGGTGGCCGCTTTGTCGATGAAGTATGGGGGCAACATCTCGGAGGCTATGGAGGAGTGGATGGCGGGACTCGCGGAGAAAATGGACTTCAGCCAAGGGGAACTGTCTCTTCTCGCACGAGCAATGACGGCACTAAAGAAGTTGCTGGCCAGTATGGGCCTGACCATAAGGGGCTCCTTCTCACTCAATGACGCCAAGTCTCTGCTGTATCAGTCCTATCATTCACTTAAGAAAGGCGGCATCCTTGACGAGGCGGCTAAGCAGCATCAGAAGGCTGTTGCTGGGACAGATCTGAACGGGCAGGAGCAAAAGGCCGTACAAGAGAAGGAGACGCGTTTCCGCGATGCGGAAGAGAACTCCGCTGATGACGCGGCTGCCGCATACAGCCGGTCCACTCTGTCCATCTCCGACGCGATGCAGGAGAGGCTACAGGATCAGTTCCTTTCCGTTGAGCGTCTTCAGGACGCCATAGCCGAGGAGTCCGGAAAGCCGATACGCGACTTCGAGGACACTGAGAAAGCACTCAACAGGCTGGACAGCGTCAATGCTGAGGAGCACAAGCGTTACTTTGATGAGAGGCTCACGCCGCTTATCGAGATTCGCAAAGACATCGCCAAGAAGACGGGTCTGACGCTTGAGCAGCTTGACGAGTATATGATGCTCAAGCACGGTCTTGAGCGCAATGAGGTCTTTAACCGGAGAGACGGCAACAAGGAGCATAAGGATTATTCCGGTCTTATGGCCTGGGGCGAATCCGACCCTCCTGAGAGGCGAAGCGGAGAATCGCGCTACGATTATGACAGGAGAGTCCGTGAGACCGCGACCAACCGTTTCGAGAGCGTCGCCGACGCGGAGGCCTTCGCGTCCGACAAGGTCGATTCATACGAGAGCGTCATAGGCAAGACGGATGTCAAGGAGCTATGGCAGTCGTGCGATAACGCCACTGACTTCATTCTTGACCACGGGTTCAACGCGGGTATGATACGCAAGGAGGAATACAATAGAATGAAGGAGATGTTCAAGTTCTACGTGCCTTTAAGGGGCTTTTCCGATGACAGCGCGGAGGATCTGTACACATACTACGGGAGAGGCGCCTCGGGCAAAGGCACTGAGAAGCCTATCATCAGGGCGAAAGGACGTAGGTCCAAGGCCGAATCCCCGATAAGCCATATAGGCGCGATGGCCGATTCCGCAATCGCTCTGGACAACAAGAACAAGGCCAAGCAGACGCTGGCGCTGTTCCTCGCCGGAAGGCCGAACAGTGCGGCGTCGCTCTCCCAGCAATGGTATGTCAAGGCTGACGAGAATGACGAGAACTCTCGTTTCGTTCCGGTCTATCCCGATTTCTCAGGGGCTAAGACGGCCGAGGACGTGAGGCGGATAGCCGACGGCTTCGAGGCCGATATGAAGTCAAAGGCGGAAGCGGGCAAGGCTTTTGTCAGAGGCAATAAGAAGAAATGGGCGCCGCGTCTTCCTGAGACGGCGCACATCGATTCGGCGGCCAAGCCGGAGCACATCATCTCGCTTAAGATTAACGGCAACGATTTCTTCATAAGCGTCAACGGCTCTCCGAGGGCTGCTCAGGCGATAAACGATATGCTCTCGCCGAAAGACAGCAGTTATATGATGCGCGCTGTGGCGACGCTGACAAGGCTGATAGCGAGGATGAACACGTCGCTGAACCCTGAGTTCGTCTTCTCCAACTTCGAGCGAGACCTTCTCAACACGGTCTTCGTGAACAACTCGATCAACACAGACGAGGACAGCAAGGGATTCTGGGCTAATTACCCGAAGATAGCCGGCAAGATTCTCAGCCTTATGAGCAGGCATTCAAAGGGGAATTACGAAGCGGGCGCGCCGGGGACGATAGAGTATCTCTTCGATGAGTTCGCGCGCAACGGCGGAATCACGGGCTTCACTCGCCTGACCACATCCGACGAGTACTCGAGGATACTCCGTTCGCAAACGGGCTGGAGGAAAAGCGTGGCCGAGGTCGTGGCCAAGACGTTCGGCAGGGTGGAGAGCATAGGTGAGGCGATTGAGAACCTCTCCCGTTTCACGATGTATGTAACTAGACGGAAGAACGGGGCGACCGTGGAGCGCGCCATAGACGGGGCAAAGGAAATAACGGTGAACTTCAACCGCAAGGGCAGCGGGGCGGCTTTCACGTGGGACGAGACGGGAAAGCTCAACCTGAGTGATAACAGTGTGGTGGCTTTCGTTCAGAGATGTACTCTTGTTGCGCTCAGCCAGCTCAATCCGGTGGCGCGCCAGCTGTACGCCTTCCTCAACGCGGGCATTCAGGGCATAGCTCTTTACGGGAAGGCCTTTAAGGCCAGTCCGGCGAGGGCGTCCGCCTGGACTGGGATGTACGCGGCTCTGGGAGCGGTTAACTTCCTGCTTCACAGTATGATGTCGGGCGGTGGCGACGGTGACGACGACAAGAACCTTGAGAGCTATATGGGTCTGTCGGAATACGAGAGACGCAATAATATGCTTATTCAGGTAGGCGCCTGCAAGTACCTTAAGATAGCGATGCCTCAGGAGCTCAGGGCGGCCTACGCCATAGGAGACATCCTGGCAGGGGAGGCTCTCGGTATGTACCCGCATAAGAATATGGCGGAGGAGATAGCGAAGAGCGTTTCGGCATCGCTCCCTCTCGATGTAATAGGAAGCGGCGGCTTTGTCAGCGGTCTTATGCCGACCGGTGTTAAGCCGTTCGCGGAAGCTTATCTTAACGAGGACTATACCGGTTCGCCGATCCACGCTGATGCGGGTCTTCCGTGGAATATGGATTTGCCAAAATGGCAGCTTGCCTATAGCTCAACCAACAAGGTTGTCATTGAGGCCGCCAAGGTTCTGAGCGACGCTACTATTGGCAAAGAGGATATAAAGGGCATTGACGCCGGAGCTATAGATCTCAATCCCGCCACTATCCAGCACATTTTTGAGGGGCTGTTCGGAGGGACTCTCACTTTCGTGAACAAGACGGCGGAGACGGGGTGGATGGGCCTTTCAAGGCTCGACTCCGATCCGGGCAACGATGCGGAGGTCAATTTCAGAAGAGTTCCGTTTGTCAGCAGGGTAATAACGCGCTCCGGCGACAGAATGCGTAACGCCTACTATTCGGATGCGTTCTATTACTACAAGGGTATAGCCGAAAGAAGAAAAGGGAGCCTGAAGCGCGCCATCGCGGAAGGCCCCGTCAAGGATGAGAGCGTAGAACGCTCTTTCAACGGCAAGGAGAACGAGATTGCAAGGCTCTATGATGCTTATAAAAAGCAACTCGACTTGTACAGAGATTACCTTAGTCAGACGGAGAATTCGACCGAGCGAAGGGAGATACTCAGTCAGATGAACGATGAGGTGATCGTGCCGTTCGTGAGAGACGCTATGCGCATAGATGCAAAGAAGACAGACAGACAACAATAAGAATAGCAATATGAGATTAATTAAGATGAAATCCACTTCTGTCAATGACAGTGTCAAGGACAGAAGGTCAGCGCTTAGCGATGACAACAGAGATATGCGGCTCCTTAACGATTGCCAGCGTTTGTGGGAGAACCTTCGTTATTTCAGGGAGCGCCGCGAGAGGTCCCTGCGCTTTACTTACGGCGACCAGTGGGGCGATATGATTGAGGTGAACGGTCAAAGGATGACCGAGAGGGAGTACACATCGCGCATCGGGAACGTGTCGCTCCAGACCAATCAGATCAAGAAGCTTGTCAATACGATGTCCGGTGTTTGGGTGAAGCAGCGCAATGAACCTGTGTGCTATGCTAGGGACCGCGAAGAGCAGAGCTACGGTGAGTTGATGACCACGGTTCTTCAGACCAACTGGCAACTGAACAAGATGGATCTTCTTAACACCAATCTCGTGGAGGAGGCCATAATCGGAGGCGCTTGTTTTGCAAGAGAGTGCTACGAGACCAGGGAAGGAAAGACTGACGCTTGGACAGACATCTGTAATCCGAATTATGTATTTTTTGACGGTGGAATGAAGGATCCGCGTTTCGGGGATCTGTCCGTTATCGGAGAGATACACGACATTACTTTCAATGAGTTCTGCGCCAAGTTCTGTGCGGACTCCGATGATTACGCCAAAGCTAAGGGCTGGTACAGATCTGAATCGAGCCCGTTC